GCTCAAAGACTGCTGCTACACCGCTGGCGTCAGTTACGAGCGCCTCTGCAATCTCGCCGGTCTCACCGGTCCCGCGCTTCGCACCTTGAACAGCGACGAAAAACGCTGGGTCAAACTCAACCATTACGACCAAAGCAAACGTGTCCACAATCAGGTCATCTACACCCTCGCGCTTGAAATGGCAGCCGGTCGCCTTCGCCAGCCGAATCTCCTCCCCGGTGAGAACTGGACGCAGAGCTTCCAATACATCGGCCTCGCCGCCAGCGACATCGACGGCGGCCGCACCGCTGCTGCGACGCTCACCGATCTCAAGTCCGGTCAAACGACGTGGCTCGAAACATGGGGTGCCAAAGGTGCCTACTGGAAGAAGCCCATCAAGCAGGCCATCTCCGAGATCATCTTCGCCGAGGCCGAGTGCATTCGCCAAGCCGCCGCCGCCGGTCTCCCCGAAGGCCGCGTCACGCCCGAGCGCGTCTTCCCCGACCGCTTCACTCTCGCCATCGCGCCCCTCACCGCCGTCGATCCGCAGCAGATCGACGGCGACGCCCCCGACCCGCAAAACGAACCCGAGCCCACCGAATAACTTCCCACTGGGGTCCACACGTGTGGACCCCTTCACGCGTTATGAAACCTCTCCGCTCACTCCCCCGCATCGCCGCCCGCATCTACGCAGAGCCCTGGCTCATCCGCGAAGCCAAGCACGAAAGCATTCGCTCCCAGTTCCGCGCCGCGCTCCTCTCCCAGTCTCCAAGTCTCCAAGTCTCCGAGTCTCCAAGTCTCCCTGGCTCCCAGTCTCCAAGTGACTGCCTCGCCTGTCTCGAAATCGAAGCAGGCATCGCCATCGTCCCCGTCACCGGCATCCTCGGCAAGCATCTCGACCTGATGGAGACGATGTGCGGCGGTTTCGATCTGGACACGCTCAACGCGCAATGTCTCGCGCTCATGAATCGCGCCGACGTGCACACCGTCGTCTTCCACTTCAACACCCCCGGCGGTGCCGCTGCCGGCGTCGCCGATTCCGCGCAGTGCATGCTCGATCTTGCCGCCTCTGGTCGCAAGCTCATCGCCTACTGTGACGAAGCCTGTTCCGGTGGCATGTGGCTCGCTGCCGCGTGTGACGAGATCTACTGTGGCCAATCCGCCATGCTCGGCAGCATCTCCGCCATCTGCGCCATCCTCGACGAATCCAAAGCCTTCGAGATGGAAGGTCTGGCCATGCAAGTCTTCACCGACGGCACCCTCAAAGGCGCAGGCATCGAAGGCACCACCCTCACCCCCGCCCAGCGCACCGACATCCAGTCCCGTGTCGAGCACATCGGCGGCATGTTCAAATCCTTCATGCAGTCCCGCCGCCCTGGCGTCTCGGCAGACATCATGCAAGGCCAATGGTTCTACGGCGACCAAGCCCTCCAAAACGGCCTCGCCGATGGCCTGCATCCCACGCTTGCGCATTGCATCGCCAGTCTGATGTAAATTCAGTTTCGTGTATTCCGTGCTTTCCGTGGGCCATTCGCTCAGGTGTCTTTGACATCCCGCATGCTTCGTCACCCCGACGAATCCCATGCTCCGCCTCCACACTCCTCTCTTCGACCTCGCCGATGATGCCAGCAATGGCGGCGGCACACCCACCGCGACTCCCGTCGTGGAAACCCCCGTCATTGAAGCGCCCGCTGCTAAGCCGGGCGTCATCGCCACCGCCACCGCGCTTCTTCGCGGTGCCAACGGCAACGCCGCCACCGTCGCCGCTCTGCGTGCCGACATCGTCGCCCGCGATGCCACTATCGCCCAGCTCCGCGCCGATCTCGCCACCAGCACCTCCACGCTCTCCGCGCATCTCGACGAGCTGACCACCTTCCGCAATCAAGCCGCTGAATTGCAAAGCGCCGTCACCGCCCTCGAAGCGCAGCGCACCAACGTCCAGACCGAAGTCATCCACCAGCTCGCCGCCGCTGGCCTGCCGGAAGCCAAGCTCCCTCGCGCTGCCTCGCCCGACAAAGCTATCAAGACTCTCACCCCTGACGAATTCGAGGCACTCGACCACACCGCCCGCAATCAATTCTTCCGCGAAGGCGGCAAACTCGCCATCCCCTGATTTGACACTCCTTCCCCTCCGTCCAGCACCCTCTCAATAAAACACCCTTATGGCTAACGACATCTCACTCACCGGTCTCACCGAAATCGTTTACGCTGCCCGCGATCAAGTGGCGCGTGAAGCAACCGGGTTCATCCAAGGTTGCATGGTCAACTCCGCGCCCACCGGCGTCTCGATCAATGGCACCATCAATTCCATCCGCACGCAGGAGCCAACGCTGAATACCAGCTACACGCCCGCGATGACGGTGCCGTCCGCCACGGACATCACCACCGCCACCGACACCATGACCATCGGTCAGGTCGCCAACGTGCAGATCCAGCTCAAGGGTGAAATGCTCCAGCAGCTCGGCAACACTGCCGGCCGTGGTGCTATCCAGACGATCATCGCGCAGTCCATCCGCAAGATCGTCAACACCATCGAAGCCCGCATCGGCGTCGTCGCGAAAAACGGCGCGTCCCGTGCCGTCGGCACCGCTGGCACCACGCCCTTCGCCAGCAATGCCAATACCATCGCTTCCCTGCGTCAGATCCTTCAGGACAACGGCTGCCCGCTGCTCGATGGCGATCTCTCCCTGGTGATCGACTCCTCCGCTGGCGTCAATCTGCGCAACCTCAGCAACCTCTACAAGGTAAACGAAGCTGGCACCGACGCCACCCTCCGCCGTGGTGAATTGCTCAACCTGCACAACTTCTCCATCCGCGAGACCGCAGGCATTGCAGCTCACACCAAAGGCACTGGCGCTTCCGCCACCACCGACAACGCTGGTTACGCCGTCGGCGCTCGCACCCTCACGCTGGCATCCGCTGGCACCGGCACCCTCCTCGCAGGCGATGTCGTCACCTTTGCCGGTGACAGCAACAACTACGTGCTCCTCTCCGGTGACGCCGATGTCTCCAACGGTGGCACCGCCGTCTTGAACTATCCCGGCCTCCGCGTCGCGATGTCTGCCGCCACCAAGGCCATCACCGTCGGTGCCGCTTACGCCGGTAACATCGGCTTCCATCGCTCCGCCATTGAGCTTGTCATGCGCCCCATCGCCATGCCCGACGGTGGTGACGCTGGTGAGCACATGACGCTCTATGATGAAAAGACCGGCCTCGTGTTCGACATCGGTCTCTATCGCGGTCGCGGCATGAACATGCTCGAAATCACCACGGTTTATGAAGCTAAGGTCTGGAAGCCTGAGTTCGTCGCCACCCTCCTCGGTTAATCCCTCACCCCACCTGCCCGCCGTGCAAACCACGGCGGGCATTTTTTTGCCATGGCTAAATCACCCAAAGACTCCCCCGCGCCAGTGCCACCGTCCGCACCTAGTATCACGCTGCAAAGTATCAGCGCTCTCCCGGCTCAATTACCTACCCTGCTTCAGCCTTTGCTGAATGATCAATGGCAACTCATCGCCATCGTCCCCTGTCGTGATTCCAACGACCACGTCGCTTACCTCACCCGCACTCTTTGACATAAAGCATCTTTCGTCATCTCCGGTGTCCCACCGGCCTTTATGCGCAGTTAGCGCCGCGCTCTTTTGGTTGGGGAGCGCGGCGTTTTTCTTTTCCAGCAATCGTCAACCACCGTCAACCACGTCAACTACCGTCAACCTCTTCCCCGTCATGACCGCCACCGCCGTTCAAGCCGCCAAACGTCGCCATCAGACGGCGCTGGGGACGCTCTATGGCAGCACGGTCAGCATCGGCGGCACGAGCTATGCCGCAGCGGTGATCCTGAGTGCCATCAAGAATGAGATGAACGAAATCGGCAACTGGGAGCGCAAACAGCGCCTCACCGCGACCATTCGCAAGACGCTCCTCACCTCTGCGCCAGCGCGCAAGACGGTGCTCATTCATGCCGGAGTCTCATTCATGATTGATGGCGATACCGGCGGACAAAACACGCTGGATACTGCCTGGGTGCTTCACGCCTCACGCAAGCTCCCTTCACCGTCATGATCGCGCTGGCAGGCATCAAGGGCATGCCGAAGCTGCTGCAACAGTTGCACAGTTATCCGCGCTTCGTGAACGACCAGGCGCTGTTGCTCCTGCGCAAGCATGCGCGGGCGCTCATCAGCTCCAGCGGGGCGAATAAAGGTCTCGTGCAGATCATCCCACCTGCCAGTCTTGATCGCAAAGTCTTCGGCAACGCCGCCAAGAAGCAGGGCGAGGCGAAAGTCATGGGAGACATCTGGAAGGTCTATGGCACTCCCGGCGATGTTTATAAAATCATCAAGGCAAAGAATCCATCCGTCGCTGCGGGTTACTGGCAGGCAGTGAAACGCAAAGACTGGACCGCTGCCAATGCTACCGCTCGACGGCTTGGCGTGCCCGCGCTGGTGGACTTCACCTCGGACGATGGTGCCGAGCACAAACGCCGGCGTGAAGACGGCGTCGTGACAGGCAAGCGCAAAACCCTCTTCGTTACCGATGCCCGCTACGTGCGTGCTTACATCAAACTGAAGCAGCGCAACGTCGGCCTCCTCGCCGCCGCCCTCGTGAACAACTACGACGGACGCTTCGGCCCACTCGCCGGTGTGCCCGCATGGATCGCGCGTCATGCAGGCTCCTGGGGCTCCGCCCAGTTCGATGAATTCAATCGCGGCAAAGAGCCTCGCGTCCGGATCTCGATGAGTGGTGGCAAACTCAACAGTGAGCTGCAGCGCTTCTTCATCACCGCCCTGCGCTACCGCATCACCGTCATGCAGCGCGAGGCCCCCTATGCCCTGCGCGGTGCTGCCAAAGCCGCCGGCCTGTTAACTTGAAACTTGAAACCTGAAACTTTCACCCTCGATGACCCAGCAACTCGACCTCCTCTTCGTGGACATCATCCACGGCTACCTCGACACCGCCGCCTCGCGCACCGCCGGTGTTCCCGCCGCCGCTGATTGCGCTCTCCTCAAAATGGATGCCGATGCGGACGACAAAGATCCGCGCATCTGCATCACCGCTGTTGAGAATGGTGAAGTGCGCAGTAGGCAGATGGCCATCATCGCCGTCTGTCGCAGCACGAAGGCCCGCTCCATCACCGATCCATGGCTGGCAGCGGTGCGTGCCAGGCTGGCGGATCAGGCGGCGTTCTTCGAATACTTCACCACGCTGCCCATCGCGCAGCGCACCGGTTACCAGATCGAGAAAATGTCACCGCCGCATGCTGGCAAGCTCCAGCGCGATCCCATGGGCCCCATCGAATCCGGCGTTGGCGTGATCATTCACCTCACCGTCTGAGTTTCAACCCTTTCAAATTTCCGGCCTCCGTTGCCTCCGTTATCTCCTGTAAAAATTCTGGTCCGGTTTGACACCCATTACTCTTTGTCAGCTCACCCCTCCAGCTCTCCACCCCTCCATGAAACACCTGCTCCGCTCTCTCGCCCTCGCGCTCGCTTTTACCTTCGTTGTACCGCCGCTCACTCAGGCCGCTGATCTCAGCATCACCGCCGCCAACTTCAAGCCCGGTGTCGGCGCGAAATTCCACACCGGCATCGCCGGTGCCACCATCACCGCTGGCCAGCTCATCGCCATCTCGCCCTCGACGGGCAAGTTCGTCCTGGCAGACGCGAATGACGTCAATCTCGCCAACGTCATCGGCATCGCCGCGCATGCCGCTATCGACACGCAGCCGCTCGCCGTCGTCTGGTATGCGGATGACATGACCCTCGGTGCCACGCTCGACACCAGCTATCCCATCTACGTTCTCAGTGCCACCGCAGGCGGCATCGCCGTGCCGAATGATCTCGGCGCGGGTGGCATGTATCCCGTCGTCGTCCTCATCGGCAAAAGCACCACGAAGTGCATCGTCCGCTTCCCCGGTCTGCAAGGCACCGCCCTCACAGTCGCTGACTAATCTCCCCATCTCCGAGTCTCCTCCTCTCCCAGTCTCACCCATCTTACGGCCATGCCTGACACTCCCGATCCCTACGTTGACGCCATCATCGAGCACGGCGTGAAGCCCAGCGGCATCGCCGATGAAGACGGCGCACTCATTCTCTCGCTCGATCTCTCGCCCATGCGCGATGAAGTCGTCAGCAAAGGCGACAAGCGCGCCGATGAATACGTGCGCATGGAGAACCCGCGCATCGAAGGCGAGTTCACCCTCCGCCCGCGCCGCAACGCCCTGGGCCAGCACTTCGGTCTCGGCAACGTGCATCCTGGCACCGCTGCCACCGATCTCGTCAATCTCCCGGTCAACAGCGATATTCATGGCTTCCGCATCTCCGGCAGCGCCAGCATCATTCTCGGCAATCCGAAGCAGAGCCGGGGCGATGAAGGCGTGCAGATCACGCAGCCCTTCAAATACATGCCTTTCGTGAAGTCCGCCGCAGCCATCGCAGCGATGGCATAAAGCTACCCTACCCTAAATAGCGTCGGCTGGACGGCGCGCTGCAAAGCAAAGGTCGCAAGACCATCCAGCACACTTTCTTCCATCCATACTCCTCCGTGTTGTTATGAAGCGCCGCATGCCCCTGCCCTCTCTCCGCAGTGCATGCGGCGTTTTCATGTCTCCCCGTCTCCGCCTCTCCTCTTCTCCCCGTCTTTCCACATGAGCTGGTCCACCAACAGCACCAAAGTCGCCGCCACCTTCGGCGGACTCGGCTTCAAGATCACCAGCAACCTCACGGAGATCATCGAGCTGAAGAGCTTTCAAAACCTGCGCTTCTTCGTGTCCGACACCAGCCTGCTGCGGCCCCAGCTTCCCACCCGCGATGACCTCTATCGTGGCTGGATGGAAGACAGCCTCATGCGCCTCGACCCCACGCATCCCTTCATCTGCGGCATGTTCGGCTGCCACAACATGGATGCCTTGGTGGACTACCAAAGCAAAGGCACGTCCTACCAGCTCCAGCTCGCGTCAGAGACGCCGCTCTACCGCTACCAGCCCGGCACTGAAGACTCCCGTCTCAAGCTGGCACCCGCCGCGCATGCCATCGTTGATCTCCCGCTCGCGGCCGCCGTCGCCCTCATCGGCCTGCCCGTCATCGACGTCGAAGGCGAGGCCCCGCGCCGCCGCTACCTCCTGCCAGATCAAACTCTCCCTGGTCTCCTCATCTCCCCGTCTCCTCCTCTCCCCGTCTCGGCGATGATCGCCCGCAAGGAACCCGGCCGCCTCCCGCTCCAGCTCGGACTCACGCAACCGCATCATCCCGTCGTCCAGGGCTACAATGTCACCCGCACTTATGCCCGCCTGCTGAAGGACATCAACGGCCTCAAAAAACGCCTCCTCATCAAAGATCCCTACTCCAGCCGTCGCGCCCTCATCCCCGAAAATCCATCCTTGCAACTCGAAGACGAAGTGCGCCAACACTTCCGCATCCCTGGCTGATCATGATCGAGCGCACAGACAGCTTCTTCACCGTCCTCACAGATCAAGACCTGCACGATCAAGAATTCTACCTCGCGCATTGCCATGCCAATGATCACCTCACCCTCACCATTCCCCTCAACCGGCACGGGCATCGCTCTCGCCAGCTCGCGCCCTTGCAGTGCGCCGCCCTCGGCACCCGTCTCCTCCGCTTCTCCCGCACCCGTCAGCTCACCGACCCTTGCCACCCCGGCGACTTCCAAATCTGACGACGACTGTTGCGGCAACATCCACTGCGCCTGCGCCCGCTCCTAAATCATCTCCCCGTCTCCTAGTCTCCCAGTCTCCTCCTCTCCTCTTCTCCATGTCCTCCCCTCAACTCCTCACCGACGACACCACCGGCCTCGATCTCGACGCCGCCGCTGAAACCCATCGCGCCGCCGCCTTCCGTGCCCAGCACACCTGGCATGACTTTCCGCTGCGCTGGACCATCACCACCGAAACCCTCTACTACTGGCTGCGCACGCCCGCCCCACGGCTCCCAGAAGCCGTCCTCGCCGCGTTCCAGGCCGCCAAGGAAGCTGAAGGCACCGCCGCGCATGCCACGCTGCAGCAGCAGGCCGCAGACCTCTTTGAGCAGCACCGCGCCGCCGCTGGGCCTGACAATTCCTTCTACCGCAACGCCACCATCATCCTCTACCTCGCCGCGCATCGGTCGAAAGACTGGCAGCACCTCACGCACTCACGTCCGCTCTTCCTCATCGCCGTTGAGGAATGGGCTGATGAGCACATCCATTCCAGCGAGCTGACCGAACTCGCCCGCGTCACGAACCAACTCATCGCCGATGCCGAAAGCACCCGCGCCATCCCGCGTCCGCGCGGCACCGAAAGCCTCGAATCGGGAAACTAGCCCAGCCCTTGCCAGTCGCCGTTTACATCGTGCTCCTGTCTCGGGCCTGCCCTGGTCTCTTCACCACCACCCTGGATCGCTGCGGCGCTCCCATCTCCGGCCTCGACTACATCACCTCTGAAATGCCACTCGCCCAAGCCAACGCCCTCATTCACACCGCCCGCATCCTCGATGGCGAAGTCATGATCTGGCCCGATCCCAAGCTCAGCAAACGCGGGCGCTGGTGGCTCAAGGTGAAAGCGCTGTTCCATCGCACTTGACCCCTCATCTTCTGTGCTTCTATTTCCTCCATGAAATTTTATCTCATCCTGTTCGGCGCTTTCGTGCTGTTCCTTGGCAGCGTGATGGTCCTCAATGTCGGACGTCCTACGCCAACGATCACAGTGAAGAACGACCGCGAAACCGCCGCGTTGAGCAAGGCCCTGCACGTCGTCAAACAACTGAGCCGTGATCCCTCCGCCGTGAAGTGGAACGAATGCGTGGCATGGACGAAAGATAACCAGATCAACGTCTCCATCGACTTCACTGCTCCCAACGGCTTCGGCGGTCCCGTGCGTGAGACCTGGTATTTCACCACCGATGAATCTGGGAAGCTCGTCTCCCTGCTCACTCCCAAAGGTGAGCAGATCAAATAGGCGCGGCCTTTTGCCTGCTGCCTTTTGCCTTTTGCCTTCTGCTACGCTTTGACATCGCTGGCAGGGAGAGAGTTCTCCCCTTCCATCCATGTCTGCCGTCGTCGAATTTGGTTTCAGTGCCGCCCCGGTATTCTCCGGGGTGGATCGCCTCGAAGGCAAGCTCAAGGGACTCGACCGCGCGGTGTCCGGCCTCACAGGCATCTCACTCAGCAGTCTCCTGCCCGCTGCGGGTCTCGCAGGAGCTGTTGGCGGCATTCGCTCGCTCATGAGCAACATGGATGACCTGGCCGACACCGCGTTGCGGCTCAATGAGAGCACCGATGTCATCCAGCGTGTCACGCACGCGAGCGAGATCCTCGCCAGCGTCGATGCCGAAGGCGTCACGAACAATTTCCTCAAGCTCGAAAAAGCCCTCGGCGAAGTCGGCAACGAAAAAGCCAGCAAGGCCCTCGCGGATCTCGGTCTCACCGCCGAAAGCCTGACGCGCATGCCGCTCGATGAGAAGGTCATCGCCTTCGCGGATGCCTTCAACACCGCCCGCGCCACCGGCACCGGCTACAACGACATCCTCAATCTTCTCGGCAAATCCGCCGGCGATTTGATCCCGATGTTTGCCCAAGGCGGTGAAGCCCTCCGCACCATGTTCGACGGCGCTCCCGTCGTCATCGATTCGACGGTGCAACGTCTCGCCGCTGCCAACGATCAGCTCGACTCGTGGTCCAATCATTTGAAAGTCGCCAGCGCGGAAGCCATTGGCAGTGCTCTCAGTCTCGGCGGCGCGCTGTTCGATATAGGCAAAGGTTTGTTTGACGGCAAAGACCTCAGCACCATCTCGGCTGAGATGTCCGCCGCGCAGCAGGCCGCCGTCGATGCGCAAGCCGCCGCGCAGGAAAAAACCAAGGCCAGCAAAGAATCCGCCGCCGAAGGTTTGAAGGCCGCCGCCGCCGCTGAAGCTGAAGCTGAGGCCGCGAAAAAAACCGCTGCGACTCATGATAAAATCGTCGAAGCCCAGGCCCGCCTCGACGAGCAGAAGCACAAGGCCGGACTCGATGAGATGAGCACCGCGAAAAAAATCGCCACGCTCAACGTCGATCTCCAAGCCGCCGCTGCTGACGAGGCCGCCCTGCGCAGTGCCGCTGTGCGCGATGAGGAAAAGATCATCGCCGCTGAGTCGAAGAAGGTCACGCTGCAGACTGAACTCAACGGCCTGCAGGAAAAATACGCCACCGAAAAAGAACGCGCCGCTGAGGCCACGAAACGCGAGGCGGAGCAGCAGCGCAAGGCTGCTGAAGCCGCCGAGCAGGCCGCCATCACTCGCCGTGCGGGAGTGCTGGACACGGCGCTCGAATACCAGCTCCTGCAGGCCAAGGCCCGCCACAACACCAAGGCCATTGAGGAAGCTGAGCGGAACATCCGGGTGCTGGACCGCGCCAGCCGCCTCGAAGAGCAGAATGGCCTGAGCAAGCGGGATGCGCTGGCTCTCTCCATCAAGATGACCGACCTCGAAGATCGTGCCAATGGCAAGCGTGGGAAGATTCACGGGGTGCAAAGTGATCCGCTCGACCCGCAACAACGCCATGGCCTAAGCCCCTTCAGTGGTGGACCGCTCGCCAATGTCGGCACGCTCTCAACCGGCGGCCCCATATCGCGCAACGGCGGCCTCAACGGCTTCTGGGACTTGCAGGCAGGCAACATCGGCAGCCGCCAGGGTGCCTCGTCCTTCTATTTGAAAAACGCCTTCAGCAATGGCCAAAGCATCCAGGCGCATCACCTCGCCAACGCCGCCGGTGGTGAAGCCGATCGTGGTGGCAACGCCGCTGTGGACATCTTTCTCGACAAGCTCGTCAACAAACTCCCGCCCGCGCTCGCCGCTGCGATCATGGAGTCCTGAGTAGTGGCAACCTTCAACTTGAAACCTTAAACTTTTAGCCGCTATGCCCGACACTCCCGATCCTTACGTCGCCGCCTACATCGAGCATGGCCAGCCAAACATGCAGGTCGATCAGGAACGCATGAATGACCGCGCGCGCGAACCGCACACGCTGAGCATTCAATACCAGAACACCATCGCCTCCCTGTATGCGCCTGGCACCACCCTCGCAGCGTATCCGCGCATGCCCATCGTCAGCCGGGAGCGGAACAAAGACGGCCCCAACTGGCGCTTTAGACTCGACCTCGAAGGCATCCTTGACGGCTCACCGTTCATCGAGACCGACTACAGCGAATCGACTCCCGAAGACGGCTGGGACGAGATCCATCGTGGCATCTTCACCGATGCACCGGACGATACCGAGTTCGCACGCGGTGCGCGTTTGCGCGCTGCCGTGCTCACCGGAGTCACCGGCACCGCTAGCACGGACAAGCTCACCAAGACCGCGCATGGCCTCATCACTGGTCAGCTCTTCGCCATCACCTTCGCCAGTGGCTTCGCCGGTCTCACCACGGCCGCTGAATACTGGGCCATCCGCATCGACGCGGACAACATCAAAGCCGCCACCACGAAAGCGAACGCTCTCGCTGGCACCGCCATCAACATCACCAGCAATGGCACTGCGGCCACGATCACCGCCTTCCGCGTCGGTTACGAATACCTCTGGCTCACGGAGCGCCAGCAACGCGCCCATCGCGCCGCGACCTTCTTCGACCTCGATCTTGGCTACAAAGGTCTGCGTGGCGACAAACCCGCCAAGCGCCGCATCAGCACATCCGCTCAGGCGGTGTCCACCAAGGTCACTGGCATCCTCGTTCTCAGCGGTGACAACTACGTCGGTTATCCGCCGGTCGATGCAGGCACGGACTCATTGCTCACCGGCACCGATCTTGACGTCGAATACGACCTCCCCGGCGTCACGATCACCGACACGCTGATCACCACTACCGCGCCGCCGACGAATCTCATCGGCCAGTTCTGGTCCCCCACCGATCCGCCGACGATTGGCGGCTTCACCATCTTCGGCGATGCCTACACCTACCACGTCCCCTTCGGGTGGAAATGCACCAATCTGCAAAGCGAGCAGCTCGCTGGGCAGAACGTGTGGCTCGTCTCTGTGACCTGGGTCAACCAGCGCGCCACCAGTCCGAAGGAGCCGCCAGCCGCCTAAAACAGTCTCGTTCCCCTTCCATCCATGCTTCTCGGTCGCAAACAACAAACCTACCGCCTCCGCAGCACGCGCGGTCTCGCTCGCATGCGCGATTTGATCCGCATGGCCTTCTGGATTAGCGACCGCACCAATCACAGCATCATCGCCGAAGGCGTGACCCGCATGCGCGAGACGAGTGATGGCATCCAACTCACCTGGGACGGCACCGGCCCCGTCGGTGAGAAAGGGACGCGTGGCCCCGAAGGCGAGATTGGCCCGCCCGGTGTGCCCGCTGAAGGCGAAGCACCCATCGGTGCTGACGGCCCACCCGGCCCCGGCGGCCCGAAAGGCGTGAAGGGCAACAAGGGTGCCGACGGACCGCAGGGAGATCCCGGCGACGCCAGCGATGAAGTCGGGGACGATGGCGATCCCGGTCCCGCCGGTCCCGTCGGCCCACCCGGTCCTGATGGCCCCATCGGTTCGCCGAATCCAGGTGAACCGGGAGATCCCGGACTCCCAGGCCCGCCCGGCGTCGATTTTGAAGGCCCGGACGGCCCGCCCGGACCGGGCGGCCCCACGGGGCCCAACGGCAGCAACGGCGGCAACGGCGGTCCCGGCGAACAAGGCTATCAGGGCCTCGAAGGCGACCTCGGTCCCGAAGGCCCGCCCGGCCCCGACGGTGATCCCACCAAGACCGCGATTCTGGAAACGAGTCACGGCATCACCGCGCTGCACGCGATGGAGGGCGAGGAATTTTTCTTCAAAGACACCCTCACCATCCCTCTGATCGCTGGCTTCGCCGCCGCCCACGTCGATCCCATCTTCAAAGACTGCTGCGAGCCGAACAGCCTGTTCGTCCAGACCGCCTTCATCCCGCAGTGCCATGCGGCCATCGGCGCGCAGATCGTCAGCGTGCTCAACCGCACCTGGGTCGAAGCCACCGTGCATCCCGCGCCGCGTCATGAAGCCTTCGTGACGCTCACGATTTGCGGCATTCGCAAAGGCTTCTGCCAGAAGCTCCCCACCTTCACCCGTTCCCAGATGCTCGCCAACCGCGCTTTTTACGCGCAAGCACACGCGGCTTGAAACTTTAAACCTGAAACTTTGAACTTCTGTGCCCCTCGTCCCCGTTCAACCGACCTACCGCTTCCGCCGCACTCGCGGACTGCTGCGCATGCGTGATCTCGCCGCCTGGCTCGGCTGGCTCTCCCAGCGGCTCGGCTTCCAGGTGCAGTCGGACGGCTTCACGCGAGCAACCGAAATCGGCGGCGGTCTGTTTGTGAGCCGCATGCGCCGTGGCCCACGCGGTCCCGCCGGGCCTCCCGGTGAATTGGGCAATCCCGGCGGCACCGGCAGTCTCGTCCCCGGACCTCGTGGTGATCCCGGTCCTCCCGGTCCTCCTGGCCCCACCGGCGCGCGCGGAGATCGCGGCCCCAAAGGCACCAAAGGACCCAAAGGCACCGTCAAAGGCCCGAAGGGTGATCCCGGTCCTGCTTCCACCGTTCCTGGCGATCCCGGCCCCACCGGTCCTCCTGGTCCCAGCAAAGGGCCACCCGGACCCGCCGGCCCGCCCGGCTCCGACTTCGTCGGTCCCGGCGGCGATCCCGGCGATCCCGGCGATCCCGGTCCCAATGGCAGCAATGGCACCGACGGTGCCCTCGGCCCGCGCGGCCCCACGGGTCCGCATGGTGCCGACGGCCCCACCGGTCCGCCCGGACCCACCGGCAACAAATTTGCCATCGTTGCCACCGCCCACGGCGTCGTCGGCCTCACCGCCATCGAAGCCCCGGACGTGATCTTTGAGTCCGTCCAGCGCTTCACCTTGCCTCCCAAGACTCGCCACGAATGGCGCGACCTCGATCCGCTGTTCCTGGGTGCCGTCGAACGCGACACGCTCCAGATCGCGGCTGTGGTGCCTTCACGGCCCGTTGCCATCACCGCGAAGCTCGAAGGCGGCACCCTCATTCTCGACCTCGAGCCGCAACCTCTGCCGCTGCATGTCGTGGTGACAGTCCACGCCATCCGCGCCGGCTTCAAAGCCCAACGCTGGCCTGAGTTCACCGCCGCTCAAATGCACCGCAACCGTGCCTTCTATTCATCCGCCATCAACGGTCAACCACCGTCAACCACCGTCAACCACGTCAACTCTCGCGCGGCATGAACATCGCGCCCAAAAAACCGACCTACCGCTTCCCTCGCACCAGTGGCCTGGCGCGCATGCGCGACCTCATTGCCTACGCCGTCTTTCTCGCCGGTCATCTCGGCCGCTTCCGCATTGATTGCAGCGAGATCACCGCGTCCAGCTCGAACGAACTCGGTGGTATGGTAAAGCTCAATCAAATCACCGGTTCCGTTGGTGAAACCGGAGAGCCTGGCTATCAAGGCCCCACCGGTGCTTCCGGCTCCAGCATCTACGGCGATCCCGGTCCCGACGGCCCGCCCGGCAGCCCGGGCACTGAACCCGGTGACAAAGGCGACCTAGGAGATCCCGGTGCTCCAGGTGAAGACGGCGGCGCAGGCCCTAAAGGTGCCGACGGCCCTACCGGTCCCACCGGTCCCGCCGGGCCGCCCGGACCTCCCGGTCCCAATTCCGGCCCCATCGGCCCCACCGGTCCGCGTGGCCCCGACGCCACCGGCACCCCAGGCCCCAAAGGCCCCAAAGGCAGCACGGGTGGCCCCGGCACACCCGGCACGCCGGGCAGCCCCGGCTCCACTCCCGGCGAGCCTGGTCTCCCCGGCGATCCCGGCCCCACCGGCTACGCCGGCCCGCCCGGCAACAAGCTCGCCATCGTCGAGGTCTATCCAGCATCAGGCGTCCAGCATCCCCTCTACGTCGGCTTCCAAGTTCACGAGGCTCCGCAGACGATGTTCCGCGACCACCTCCGCATTGAGATCCCACGCGGTGCCTCCCTCATCACCACCCCCATCGATCCCCGCTTCCTCGAATGCCTCGATCCTCACAGCGGCGTCGAGATCCTGAGTGTTTGTAGTTCGGGCTTTAGCCCGCCTGCTGCGCACGTCGAAGACAACCAGGTCATTCTCCACTGCACCGCCGTCCGCCGTCCGCGTGAAGTGATCATCACCGTCAGCGGCATCGCCCGTGGCCATCACGGCCAACGATTCCCGGAATTCACCGCAGAGCAGATGGCCGCCAACACCGCCTTCTGGTCATCGGCCCTGTCTTCCGAAGCCTCTGGCGAAGGAGGACGCATTGACTCCGCCCCCTTTCACAACCTCAGCGATGACCGCTGAGGTTCCTTCCATCCATCTCCATGCATTATCACTGGTTCAACCTGCCGGGCCTCCTGACACCCAAAGAATGCGCGATGCTTATCAAGCACGCGAAGAAGCACTATCCGGCGCAGGGGGCCGTCGTCGGCCATGGCGCGGCCGCCCGTGCCGACAAAATGCGCAGCACCACGATCCGCTGGCTGTCCTACACCGATCTCGATCTCCTGTGGCTCCGCCTGCGTATTGAAGAGAAGATCCTCATCGCGAACCGCGAAGGCTTCGGCTTCACCTTGCAGCCCAGCTTCACGGAGATCCAGTTCACTGAATACCACGGCGAGTCGAACGATCACTACGACTGGCACGAAGACAATTCCGCCGTCATGAAAAAGCCGATGGACCGCAAGCTCAGCTTCGTCCTGCAGCTAAGCGATCCCAAGGACTACAACGGCGGGCAGTTCGAACTGCATGGCGATCCGCTCCCTGCCGACGCCTACCGTCGCCAAGGCGACGCCCTCCTCTTCCGCAGCGCCCTCAAGCACCGCGTCCTCCCCGTCACCCACGGCACCCGCTACAGCCTCGTGACCTGGGTGCATGGCCCACGCAGTTAATCGTTCTCGTCCTCGATCATGACCGCTCAAGACATCCTCATCACTCAGCGCACCAATCTGCTGTCGCAACTCAGCGACAACGAGACGTTGCTCGAAGCCGTCGGCATCTCATTCAGCAGCGGCCCCGGCCCAATCGGCGAGCCAGGCGTGGACGGTGAAGCAGGCCCGCGTTGCCATCCCGGTGCCGACGGCGAACCCGGCCCGCCCGGAAATACAAACTATCTGCACAACCTCGGACAGTTTGGCGTGCCATCACCTCACAGCGTCACACAGATCCAAGTGACGCAAATGCGATGGGAATACCTCGTCGGCTCCGAGATCATGGAATACGTCGAGATCTGGCACAACGGCCAGCGCCTCGCCGCCAGCACCCGCTCCATTGGTATCACTGGCGCTTGCGGTCCTTCATGAGTCTTTGACACCGCGCCTCTCGCGTGGAAGCCATTCTCTACGTCAACACCACGACCAAAGTCATCCGTGCAGCCATCACTGGTGCCGCGCTGGCTAGCGTCCCAGTCAAGCTCCAGACGCATCTGAAGCTGACGACCTACTTCTTTGCCACGGGTGCCGATCCTGCGCTCCTTTCCGGTGCCACCTTCCGCGTCGTGCTTAAAGATGCCGCCACCCCCAGCGGCAGTGTCCTCGCCCTGCTCACCGCCGCCACCGTCACCGGCTCCACGTATTACGAGTTTGAGTGGTCCTCACTCGACTCCACCGCGCTCCGCACCCTCATCGGCGATTCCGAATCCTGCGAAGCCGTGCTCGAATTTGAATGGACCATCAGCGGGAAAGTCGAACGCGCATCGATGCCCGTCACGATTCAAAACGCATGGGCACGCACCGCCGACGCCGCCCCCGATTTCCTCCAATTCGCCACCACCATCACCAGCCTCGGCTACATGCGCTTCGTGACTTCCGACGGCACCGTCTATCACCTCGGTCTCAACACCGGCGAACCTCCCTCCTCATGACTCGTCTTTTCCTTTCGTGCCTTTTCGTGTGTTTCGTGGGCAGTCTGTCCGCGCAAACCATCGGCCAATACGAACTCCGCAAACGCACCTCCACCGGCTTCACCAGCTACGGCGTGACTCTCTCCAACGGTCAAGTCCTCGGCCAAACCGCAGGCGTTCCCGCTGCGATCACCGTCACCGCTGCGGCAGGCACGCTTACCGGCACCACACTCGCCAGCAACGTCGTTAGCTCGTCACTGACAAGTGCTGCCGGTGGCACCTTTGGCACGGCGGCATTCACGGCCACCAGCGCCTACGAAGTTCCGCTCACTTTTTCCACCGGACTCACTCGCAGCACCAACACCATCACGGTCAACACCAGTCAAAACATTTCAACGCTCTCAAACCTCACAACCAACGGCGTCGTCACCACCAGCGGCGGCACGGGAGCATTGTCCATCACCGCCACCAGCACAGGAGGATTCAGCACGGCAGACGCGGCAAAAATCCCCTTGTTTGACTCCAACGGCGGACTGACTAGCACGTTCTCGCTGAGTGTCACACGTAGCGGCTCCACTTCTGGCGGAGTTTATTTGCAAGCGCCCGATGATGTCTATGCCGTGATCAAAGCGGCATCCGGCATGGGCACAACGAAAACGTTTTTCCTTGGGACAACCGCCGGCACGCTCGCGATTACAGACAACATCACGAAGACCGCCGTTGGCCTCGGCAATGTCGAAAACACCGCGCTCTCCACATGGGCAGGCTCATCCAACCTCACGACGCTCGGCACCGTCGCAACGGGCACATGGAGTGGCACCGCGATTACCATCGCCAAGGGGGGGACGGGCACAACGACTGCCAATGGTGCGCTGAATGCCCTGCTACCAACGCAGACGAGCAACAGCGGCAAATACCTAACAACCGATGGCACCAATGCAAGCTGGGCCACCGTCACCGTCGGCGTCACTAGCATCACCGGCACCGCCAACGAGATCACCGTCACCGGCACCACGACGCCCACGCTGTCATTACCCAGCGCTCTCACCTTCACCGGCAAGACGATCACTGGCGGCACGTTTAGCAGCCCCACACTCACCACTCCTGCCCTCGGCACCCCGAGCGCTATCGTGCTGACCAATGCCACCGGCTCCCCGACTGGCATCAGTTTCACTAAAGCACAACTCAACACCATCGTCAGCGATGACGATCCTGCCTATCTGGGCACGACGAATACGTTTTCAGCCGCGCAAACGATTAACACGACGGGTGCGGGTATCCCGCTAAATTTAACGATGTCATCAACCTCGGCATTTAAAGTGACATCCAATGCAGCGGCAAATGTGCGCGTCGATTTAGGGGTTCGGGGTGCATACATTTCAACGCAAAGCGATTATAACACAGAGTTTTCCGGGTATTTTGGCGGGATCGCGTCGCAAAATTCAGCAGGTATTAATTTTACTAGCGGCAACTGGGCTTTATCAAATGCGGCCGACTGCATTTCATATCGTGAAGCTGCCAATCATTGGGCGCATCGAAACAACACTTCGGCGCAACGGCTCAGTGTCGCTAACACTTATACGAGCTCCACCAATAATGAATTTGGAGTTCTAGATTGGCAGACCACGGCAAACATTTTACGCATCGGTTCAGAAGTTGGCAGTGGTGGAGGCACGGCACGTAATGTTATCTTGGTTCGAGGTGGTGCCACTAAAGAAACCATCGGGGCTAATACCACGGACGATGCCCAGCCGCGCAAGCTCCCGAGTTACATCGTCTCCGGCTTGCCGTCCGCCAGCACCTGCGGTGCTGGTTCCTGTGCCTTCGTCACTGATGCAACCGTAACTGTTACATACACCACCGTCGTCGGTGGTGGCAGTAATAAAGTCCTCGTCATCAGTGACGGCTCCAACTGGATCATCCATTGAACTTATGAAAGCACTCATCCTACTCGCACTCATCGCGGTCCCATGCTTCGCACAGCTCATCACCACGGCAGAGCCCGCGCCACCGACCGCCGCCGAGTTGGCTGCTGAATCCATCATCGAAGCCATCAATAGCGAGATCGACCACCGCGTGAAGGTTCACAAGATCGCCTTCGACACACTCTGGAAAAACACCCGCGAAGGTGCCACGACTGAGGCCATCCTTCTCAAGTTCGGCACCAAGGCCACGCTAGTCCTTCAATTCGCCAGCGAAAACATCGACCACATTGACCGCTGCGCCAAGCTCGTCGGCAAAACCCGCGCCGATTTTATTCCTGACGCTGACTGCATCCCGCCGCGTGAACTGGTCTTTCACGCCGATGGCAGCGTCACTTTGAAGCCGTAATCCTCCACTCATTCCGCCGTGTGCAAGACAATAGCGCAGATCATGAAGAACGCATCGCCCGGGTGGAGCGCACGCTCTACGGTGGCGATGACTCCAGCACCGGACTCTCTGCGCGCATGAGGACCACTGAGCACTCTCTCACCAACATCGAGGACGGCATCAAGCGTCTCATGTGGCTGGTCATCACCGCCATCATCGTCGCCGTTCTCGGACTCGTCATTCGTCCGATTCAAGTGCCCTCTGACGCCCACCAATCCACCAGCGTCATAACCGGCCAAAAAGACGCCGCTGCCATGCCTGCCAGTGCGAATACATGGCTGACGACGACCGATGTCGCCAAGCGCGAAAACGTCACTGAGCGCACCGTCATCAACTATATCGAAGCCGGTCAGATCGACCCCGCTCCCGTCAAGGCAGGCAAGGAATGGCACATTGCCGAAACTTTCCGCATCCTGCCGAAAGATGCCGGCACCCCCGGCGCCGTCGAGAATTGACACCTCGCCAAGAGTGTCATGAAAACACTCATCGCATTCGTCGCTCTCCTTTTCGCTGCGTCGCTCGCCTCTGCGCAGGCCGTTGATCCCTTCGTCCAGGCCGCTGTGGATGCCGCCATGCCGCAGCAATACGCCGGCTACACCTCGCTCGCGCTCATCGCCCTCATGTGGCTGGGCCGTGCGATCCCCGTGCT